CAGCGGCATGGTGATCACCCTTACGGGCGGCACCGGTAGTGGCAGCAAGGGTGTGATCACGGATTACGTGGGCAGCACCAAGGTTGCAACGGTGCAGAAATCGACTACGGCCTTCACGCCCGATGGCACCAGCACCTACAGCATTGAGTCGAACGTGCGCTATCGCCCGGTGAGCACCGGTTTCGAGAGCGCCACGATCTACTTCAACAACGACGGCATCCTGCACAAGGCAACCGGCTGCCGCGGCACCTTCACGATGAACTGCGAAGTGGGGCAAATCCCCACGCTGGCGTTCACCATGACGGGCATCTACAACGCCCCGACGGATACCGCTGCACCTGCCACCACCTACAGCGATCAGGCGACCCCGCTGATCTTCAAGGCTGGCAACACCTCGGCTGTTTCAGTGCTCGGCTATGCCGACTGCTGCCTGATGTCTGTCAACCTCGACATCGCCAATGAGATCGTCTACCGCGAGCTGGTGGGCTGCAGCAAGCAGGTGCTGATCACGAACCGCGCCCCCGCTGGCGAGGTGATGATCGAGGCGCCGACCATTGCGGCCAAGGATTACTTCACCATCGCCAACAACGACACCACCGGCCTGCTGACCTTTATGCACGGCACCACTGCCGGCAATCAGGTGACGATGCTGGCCCCGATCGTGGACATCCTGAACCCGACCTATTCGGACTCGGATGGCATCCAGATGCTGACCTTGCCCTATGTGGCAATCCCAAGCAGCGCCGGCAACGACGAACTTACGTTGACCTTCAGCTGATTGCATCCCATAGTGGGCTGAGCGATAACGTTCAGCCCTTTGGCTTTTGTTCTCAAGCAGTCCGATAGCTACAGCTGGCCAGTCACGCTGCGGATGCCTGCTGATGGTGGCAAGCGTGAGAAGGCAACCTTTAGCGCAGTGTTCAAGCGGCTGAGTCAAAGCCGGATCAATGAGATCCAAACCGAGGTGCAGCGGCGTGTGAAGGCCGCCGAAGCTGGCGAGGATGTGCGCGGCAGCATCAGCGACGTGTCACTGGCTGATGAGATTTTGGTCGGTTGGGATGATGTGACCGACGGCGACGGTGAGCCGGTGCCCTTCAGCAAGGGCGCAAAAACGCAACTGCTCGAGGTGCCCATGCTGGCTAGCGCCATCATCGAGGCGTATTTCGAGTCGCTGGTGGAGCAGAAGCGAAAAAACTGATCGGCGCCGCTGAGTATTGGGCGGGCGGCGCAACGATTGACGACACCGCAGCAGATGCCGCATTGATGGGCATCGAGCTGCCAGAGCCAGATGAGCCAGAGCACTATGAGGTAGAGCCTGATGCGTGGCCAGCGCTGCAGGTATTCCTCACGGTGCAGACGCAATGGCGCAGCGGACCGAGCGGCCTGCTCGGATTGGATTACAACGCAGTGCGCTGGGTGATGGAACTGCAGCGGATCGCTGATCCGTTGGCGGTGCTGGATGATCTGCAGACCATCGAAGCTAGAGTGGTGGAGATCGTGAACGAGCGCAGGGATTGAGCCATGGCCCTGGATATGACCACGGCGCTGACTATCAAAGCCAAGGTCACCGGGGAGAATGAGATCAATGGCCTGAACAATGCGCTAGGCAAGACGGCAACGCAGGCCAAGGCGGCCAGCAATGCGTTCTCAGGCTTCAAGGGTCTTGGTGCATTGGTGCCTGCTGCTGCGATTGCAGGCATAACGGCACTGGCCAAGGGTGCGATTGATACGGCAGATAATCTGAATGATCTCAGCATTCGCACAGGCGTTGCGGTTGAAAGCCTGAGCCGCTTTGGTGCAGCGGCAGAAGATAGTGGTAGCACTATTGATGAAGTTGGCAAGGCGATGGGACGCCTTGCCCGTGGGATTGTTGACCCTGCATCAGCAACATCGGAAGCGCTCGGCAAGATCGGTGTGGCAACCCGTGACGCACGCGGCAATATCCTGAGCCTTGATGAGATCATGCTCGGCGTGGCGGATAAGTTCGCCAAGATGCCAGATGGTGCCGAAAAGACGGCGCTAGCGATGGATCTCTTCGGCAAAAGCGGTGCCAATCTGATTCCGATGTTGAATCAGGGCCGTGATGCGCTCAGTCAATACGCCGCGACTATCGACACGGAAATGGCGCAAGCGGCTGATCAGTTCAATGATTCACTCAACAACATCGCGCGATCTATTGCGGGGCCATTCAATGAAGCGGTCACGGCATTGCTGCCATTGATCACAAGCATTGCCGAGGGATTGGCCACATTGATCCGGGATCTGATGCCGGTGTTGCAGCCGATGATTGAGAAGGCTGTCGCGGTAATCATTCAGATCGTGGAGGCAATCAAGCAGATGCCTCCTGGCCTGCAGCAGATTGTTGTTGGAGTTGGCGCTGTAGCCGCGGCCTTTGTTGTATTGGCTCCAACAATCATGACGATCATCAATATCGGCAAAGCCATCGGCGGATTGATCACAATCCTCACGGGCAGCGGTGGATTCCTGTCTGCCATCGCTGCGGTGTTCACTGGGCCGGTCGGATGGGCGGCGTTGTTGATCGCCGCAGGCTTTGCGATCTACGCCTTCCGCGACAAGATAGGCGATGCGCTCAAGGCTGTCGGCAAGTTCTTCTCTGATCAGATCAAAGTCTTCAACGACCATCTGGTCAAACCGATCATGGATGGCGCCAAGGCTGTGGTTCGCGGCATTGGCGACGCTTTCAAGGGTTTGGCTGATGCCATGCGTGGGCCGTTTGAAGCTGTTGGCCGCTTCATTAAGTCGATCTTCAACGGTTACATCGGGCTGGTTGAGAAGTTCATCAATAGCGCAATCAGCGGCATCAATAACCTGATCGCTGGTGCCAATCGTGCGCTATCGGCGCTGAAGTTGCCCAACATCCCAACGGTGACGGAAGTGCGCCTGCCGCGCTTCGCCACCGGTGGAGTGGTGGACAAGCCAACCGTGGCGTTGGTGGGTGAAGGCCGCGAGCGTGAGTACATCGTGCCCGAATCCAAGATGGGCCGCGCTGCATTGAACTATCTGATGGGCAAGCGTGGCGATGCGGTGCTGCGCAATGAAGGCGGCCGCACTGGCCGCGCTAGCGCCAGCCAAGGCAACACCACCATTCAGGTGCAGACTGGCCCGGTGCTGCAGCAGAACGGCCAGCGGTACGTGACCATCGAAGATCTTGAGCGGTCGCTGCAATCGTTGGCGTCCAACCTGCTGGGCAATAGCCGCTCCTACGCCGGGCGGCGTTATCAGGGGCTGGCCTAATGAGCAATAGAGGACAAGCGCAATACCTGCGCATCTACAACGGTGCGACCAACTACGAGCGGTTTCAGAGTTACTACGTGAACGAAGCTGTCACATGGGACAGCGCCACTTGGGAGTATCAGCCATTCGTGGTGAATGGACTGATTGGCGGCACGCCCGGCACCGACGTTGGCATCACGATCGACATCCCAGCAACTGAGACGCTACTGCAAACCTTTAAGGATGCGTTGAACTTCAACCGGCTTTGCGAGATCAAGCTCTACGAGTTCGACACGCGCCTAAGCAATGCTGCGCCGCAGGCCGGCCAGCTGTTGATCGGCGTCTACGTTGGCGAGGTGATCAGCATGGGCGGCAGCTTCTCATTGCTGACCGTGCGGCTGGGTTCTACGCTTGCGCCAGTGGGTGCGCAGGTGCCACCGCGTAAGTTCAACAACCACCTAGTGGGCGCACCGATCAGGTTATGAGCAGCATCATTCCCGTCAACATTCCGATCGGCGGGCCGATGGTGCTGCTATCGGAATCTGATGCACCAACAACTGAGTCAGCTGCGCAGGGCAGCAGCGCACTTGAAAGCCGCCAGCGGGCGATTGTGATCGGTGAGCCGATCCCGATCGTGTTCGGCAAGCGGGTTGAGCGAACGACATACAAGTGGAACGGCGATGTCTCTACTGCCGTCGTTTACGACGTGGGCGGCGTGTTCGTATCACCCGGCGCCACTGAGGGCCGGTTTAGCAATAACGCGACCACCAATGAACTGAGCGTCAAACTGCACCTCGTGCTCAGTCAAGGCGACATGCCGCAGTTGCAGGTGCGTGATGTCTTTCAACGTGCCTGCCGTGTTGGCACATGGAAGCAAACCTACGATCGCCGCGCCGGCACGTGGACGCCGGGCAACTTCATCACAGCAGTGGCTGGCAAGCAGCTATGGGATTGCCCGATCTTCTGTGGCACGTCGGGCTATTACGACGATCTGACGACGCTGAGCTATGAGAACACCCACGCCGATGGCGACGACACCTGGGATCGCCAAGTGCATTGCTTCGTGCGCGAGGGCATCATCGTTGATCGATTGATCGAGGGCACCGCTGGCAGCAGCAATAACGTCTGCGATCTGGCGGTCTACTTGATCAAACAATCAAGCCGGTTCCCGGATGCGTTGATTGATACGGCCACA